GTAAAGTTTTAATTAGCGTTGTTTTGCCTGCGCCAGATTGCGAATAAACTAACAGTTTTAAGCCATTCGAATGCACATCTGAGGTACTTCTTAAATTGATAGCCATTTCATTTCCTTTTGATAAGTGATGGCGTTGTTAATGCTTTTTCAATTTCCCAACCAACTCTAATTCTGTATTCCAAAGTTTTTCTTTCAATTCCAATCTCTCGAGACCACTCAGCAATCGTTTTTGTTTTCCCCTTAAAAGTTACCATCACGCAAGTGCGCCTGTTATTTGCCTGAACTTGAATGGTTGTCCATCTACAATTTTCTTTTGAATACCCCTTGTTGTTATCAATTCGATCAATTGACATATTTGGAGGTGCTTCACCCATATCCTCTAAAAAAGCAATAAATGAATTTTTCCATCTGTCACAAATTGTTATCCCACGACCTCCATAATTGTTAAAATCTTTGTTACTCGGACATAAACATCGATCTTTGATCCCACCCCAAACGCTGTGAGTTTTGCTATTAGACATTCCGTGTGTCGCAGACTGTCTATTACGCTCTGCTAAATCAGGGCGTTTTCTTTTGTTTTCCATAGTCTTTCCATTCAGAGTAAACGGTAAGACAATGGTAAAACATTTGTACTGATATTGCAAGCCATCGCAGGCTTTCTCCTATGTTGTTATCCCGCCGATCAGACAATCTGTTGGGCGATTGATTGAATTATTTCACAAATAAAAGTATATTGTCAACTGTATTATTTAATTGAGGTGCAATATGTTGACTTTAGATGAAATCCGCAAGAAGTTGCAAGATCGTAGCATTCCCTACGTTGCTGCCCAAACTGGGCTAAGCTACAACACCATTCGAGATATTCGCAACAAGGCAGACGCTAACCCGACCTATAACGTGTTGGCCGCCTTGAACAGTTACTTTGAACGAGCTAAGGAGGTGGTGAAATGAGTAAAAATATTGAGTTAACTTTAGGTGATTCTTTAAATTGCCCTGTTTGCGAGAATCCATTTTTGCACCAAAGAAAGGTATCAATTTTTTGGCGTGCTGAGGACGCCGAAGAAGGCAACCATGTGGTGAGCCAGTTTGGGCATACACTGACAGACACTAGCATGCACGGCAATCCCTCGGCTCGGCGAGACGGGATTGTGATAGATTTTGAGTGCGAGTTGTGTGATGCAGAGCCACGGTTGTCAATTGTGCAGCATAAAGGTGCAACCCTGATGGGTTGGGATTCTGCTAGAAAATCGCTTTAATCTCTTTACGACACAGCTAGAGTCGCTCTTGAAAAGACGGCTCCCTCGCCGTTCTGCTGTGTCACCTTTTTTTATCCGAGGCAACTTCAGGGAGTTGTATGGCTAACCTTTCACACATCTTTGGCGGCGCGTTCGTGCCACCACCAATAGACCAAACACCCATAGCACCACCAGATATTCAGCTCAAAGAGGCGATCATCAACGCGGGGCTCACGGCTCCTGATACGCTGATCTTAGATGGCAAGATTCACCGTTTCAGATCAGGTCAAAAGGGCGGCAAGCCCGCCGGAGACAAGACAGGTTGGTACATCGCCTTTGACGACGGCACGCCCGCAGGAACTTTTGGTTGCTGGCGCTCAGGCATCACCCACGACTGGCGGGCGGTTGTTACCCATAAGCTAACGGCTACTGAAGAGATGTCAATCATCCGCCGCATGACCGAGGCGCGAGCGCTTAGAGACGCCGAGCGTGCCAAGCAGCACGAAACCGCGGCCGACACGGTTGAAACAATCTGGTCAGGCTGCATGGCGGCCTCACCCGACCACCCCTATTTAAAACGCAAGAACATCAACCCAAATGGCGCACGGGTCACCGGAGACGGGCGCTTAGTCGTGCCCCTCTTTGACTCCGAGGGAGTTTTATCAAGCCTGCAGTACATAGACAGCGAGGGCGGCAAGCTCTACCAAACAGGTGGGGCAACCGGGGGCTGCTTTTGGCAGCTCGGCACGACTGATGAGCCCGGCGTGATCTATATGGCTGAGGGGTTTGCCACGGCCGCCACGATCCACGAGGCAACAGGAAGACCGTGCGTGATTGCTTACTCAGCGTCTAACCTCGTGCCAGTGCTCGGCTCTTTGCGCGCCCAGCATGACCCCAAGCAAGAGATCGTGATCGTGGCAGACTTTGACAAGTCAGGGGTTGGTCAAAAGTATGCCGAGCAGGCCTGCGCCAAGCACGGCGCACGATTCGTGGTAAGCCCCATCGAGTCAGATGTTAATGACTATGTGCAGGCGGGCGGTGACCTAGCTTTCTTACTTGCCCCCACCCTGCAAGAGTGGCTCATGGGGGCTGATGACTTCTCAGCCCAACCAGCACCCCTAAAGTGGATCATCCGCGACTGGGTGCAGGCCAATGCGCTCATCATGATCCACGGCCCCTCGGGCGGGGGTAAGACCTTCATCACCCTTGACTGGATTTTACGGATATCCTCCACAATCACCCAATGGAACAACAAAAATGTTAAGAATGGACCGGTGATCTACTTGGCGGGTGAGGGTCATCACGGGCTACGGGGTCGCATAGCGGGTTGGAAGGCTCACCATAACATCAAGCACCTAGAGATGTGGATCAGCCCCGAGGGCGTGGATTTAAACACGCCAGAGGGCTACAACAAGGTCGCTGAGGCGATCCGTGCGCTAGGAGTCAAGCCATGCCTGATCGCCGTAGACACCATGCACCGTCACTTACTGGGTGATGAAAACAGCGCACAAGACGCAAAGACCATGTTGGATGCCTGCGCGCGGCTGATGAAAGAGTTTGACTGCTCGGTCATCCTCGTGCATCACACAGGTGTCTCAGAAGAGGCGCAGCACCGAGCCCGTGGGTCGTCAGCTTGGAAGGGCGCGCTAGACATTGAGATCAGTGTGGTGCCAGCACTTGATAACCGCCCAATTGAGATCGTGCAGCGCAAGTCAAAGGACGCGGAGTTGACCGCTACGGTCTACGCCAAGTTGATCGGGGTGCAGATTCCGGGCTGGTTTGATGAGGATGGGCAGCCGGTCACAACCGCCGTGGTTGAGCTCGTAGAACCCGTCGAAAGTGTCAAAAAAGACACAAAAGTTGACGAAAGTTTAAAAAGATTTAAAAGATCGTGGTTTAAAAACCACTGTTTGATGCACGAAAATATGCCCTTTGTGAGCCGTGAGTCGATGATCCAGTTCCTCGTTGAGAACGATGGATTGAGCGCGGCGAGCGCAAATAAGTACTGCCAGTCAAGCAATGACAAATTCATCGGAGGCCTTGTAAATGCTGATGTTTTAGCCGTTTTGGAGGACGGTTGGGCGATCAAAAATGAGGTGATTGCGAGCGCTTGGATGCTTGAAAAGAATGGCTAAAATACTTAGTGGAACTGGTGGAACTGAGGTGGAACTGAGAAAAAAGTTCCACTTGGGCAAGGGCTTGACAGTGGAACTCTCAGTTGGTACGCTAGCCTTGCGACGCGTCCAAAAGTTCCACCTGGCATGCAGCGACGTTTTCTAGGGTTTGATGATAATAATAAAAAAACCCATAGTTCCAATAAAGTTCCATTAAAAAACCCCCATCTCTGAGGGTTGTTGAGTGAAGTGAATTGAATTTATTTTGCGCTAATCACAGGACACATTGAATAAGAGCCCCACGGCTTAAACTGTTCAACATTGTTAAACAGCGACACTCGGAACACCGTGGGCTCTTTCAACATATCGCCCAGAACTGTCACGGTCTTCGCTGTGCGCTTTAAAACAGTAAACGCGATGATCGTATCGCTGTCTGTCACTAAACGACTGCTGTACGTTTGTTTTGGTTGGAATTTAGTAATCATTTTTGGTTTATCCCGATTAGTTATCAAATGCCACACAGATGCTCAGGCATCCATGCGACTTGCAGTTGTGTGACTTCAGGGCACGCATGAAGGCATCCTCACGCTCGCGGGCGATCGTTGAGCCCCACTTGGTAGGCGTTGCCCCCGCCAAGAGTTCGTCGCAACGTGGGCAACCTTTGGTTTTCTTGCCAAAGACTACGCCGCCGCAGGTGTGCTTGGTGGTATTTGATTTAGTCCATGCCATTTTATTGCTCCGGTCAGTTTATCTGGTTGGTGTGGTTCGCCCACAAACAAATATTAACACGAAAAAACACGTTGTGTTAAATATTTACAATTATTTTCTAGGTGTTTTCCCTAGTTTTGATAAATATTTTGTTTTTTGTGTGATTTTGATACAATTCTGGGATGGATAACTCAAAATCTAAAGTAGAAATTTCTAGAAAACCTAGAGGAAAGAAACCTGGCTCTCCTAAAACGGGTGGTCGAGTTGCGGGCGTGCCAAATAAGACCACTGGGCGTGCTAGAGAGGCGTTTGCTTTACTTGTTGAGAACAATGTAGATAAGATGCAGGGTTGGATAGATGAAGTCGCAACGGATCCTAAGCATGGTAAAAAAATTGCATTTGATATGTTGATGGCCATTAGCGAGTACCACATCCCAAAGTTGGCCAGAACCGAGCACGTTGGCGACGGGGGCGGCCCTGTCGAGATGCGCGTGTCTCTAATTGAGAAGATTGCAGCCCGGCGCCTCAAAGATGGCTGAAGAGCTGGTCGAGCTCAGCATTGAAGAGCTCGTCATGCTCGACTGGCGTGAGTCTTGGTTTGATACCGCACGCCCCAAACAG